TGAGTCCCACGGACAGCGTGTATCATACCCCACATCAGTGGGCTTGATATGGCCGTTAATGGGATTGGTGCCAAGCAACCAAACTAATTTTCTAGTCTTTTCTTTACGGAAAAGTCTATTAATTAGCATGGAAGGGGACCTGGGGTCAAGTGATCCATACCGGTCTACTAAGATACCTATACATTGATTAAACATGTATGGTTTCTTAATATTACGGATGAATCCCGGCGTGAGAGGTGAAATATTTATACCATTAAGGTATAACTGTTTCGCTACCTCAGCTGCGGAATAATCCGCATCTTTAGGAGATACTACAGTTTTACCTGGATTAATGGTTAGGCCCAGCCTAGACATTACATCTAGATAGGACTTGTATACTTCCTCTATCGTGATTACGTTATCATCTCCGATTATCCTGTAATGTTCTTTTACGGATTTTATCACCGTATCAGCACAATACTCGACAATCAGATGATGCGCTAAAGCAAATAGTGGCCAACTCCCGTAGGCGCCCATAGGCTGCCCACAAGCGTAGGTTACTGTTTGGTCACTCCAGCTAAGCTTAAATGTCCTCTTCGCAAGAAGAGTCCATAAAGGCTCAGCCAGATCTGTTTCTTTTAATAATTCTTTAAGAAGCGATTCTTGAATTATTGCTGGAAACCTATCTGTAGCGGCAGTAAGATCACTACATGCCACAAAGGATTTATCCTTTGTTGCTTGTTGTGTAAACTTACCGACGTTCTGGTGTGAATATGTTCCATCCGAAACAAGTTTACTTAAGATGTTCATTAAACCTTCATGTAAAGGTTTAAGACACCTTTGACTATAGTAATCAATAATTGCTATAGTTCTTGTTTTCCCAGATTTCTCAGGAAACTGAGTTAATCTAGAATGGATTGCATTAGGATATGATTCCTTAATACTCTCCATCGGACGACCATCCTTTAGACTTTCTTGAACTTTACAAATCGCTTTGTAAATTTCTTGATCGGTAATCACGGCCGAGATATCCATATCGCTTGTCTTCAAAGCGTGGCCATTAGGGCCATTCTTTAAAGTAAAGTGATACTTTATCTTAGGTAGGTTCAACGGAGGGATCCGTTTTACCCATCTTGGAATAAAGGCAATTATGGAATCTACCAGAGCAGTATCATAACTACATGGTTGTGTTATTGTACTGATATCTTTCGATATTGGTAGTCTGAAGACCTCACATGATCGGAAAACCGATAAGGTTAGTACGACCACATGAGGGTCCTTCGATCTCAAGTTTGCTTTTGCAAAATTGATAATTGAAGGAAATCCATCTTTGTTGGACTTGGTCCAGGGGATAGGCTCAATTCTTTGATGCAAAGCATAACGCTCTGCAACAGTATTAAGTTCTTTGCAAAACTTAATAACATCCTGTTTGCCACGAGTTTTACGTCGTCGCTCATAGATGCGAGTCCATTCCTTTGTG